GCTGTTTGGTTAGGGCTGCCGAGATAAGGAAGCCAGCCCCACACATAACCGCCAGTGTTGCGCTGATTTTCGCAATGAGCATGTCTTGTCTCCCCTAAAAGACGAAGAAAACATACCACACAAATGTCAAAGACACAAGTGCGGTGATGATGATAAGAGCGATTGATTCCAGAATTAGGCGGATCATGTGGGTTGTCCGTGTGGTTTGAGGTTGAATCTACTAGCCAAGCACTCTGCTTCTTGCATAAAAATACGCAAGAAATCTGCATATTTTGAGGCTGCATCATGTGCGTCTTGCAGATAACTAATCAAATCCACATGAGGAACAAGGCTCTTTGGCAGCCTGCCTTTAAGGCTAAGCTGAAGAACCCCGGTGTTCTCCTCAATGCGCGCCGAGTAAAAGCTATCAGGGATAACATGCCCCGCCGCGCATTTAAGGCCGTCCGGGCCTCGATAGAGGCACCTGTCATTATCCCCAACAGAAGGGCGCCCCTGCTTCACAATAGCCTCTACGATGTAGTCAAAGAGTTCTTGTGCTTCGACGGGTTGGTTCTGTTCGATGCGGGTTAGAAGGTCAGTCATTGGTTTAGTCCTCCTGTTTGTCAAGGTTGCTCGTTACCAATATGCCGTCTGGCGTTAAGTCCATGATGGCCGGACCCAAGCAACCATAGGAAGCCAGCCAAAGCGGCGTGTTTTTTTCCATAAGAAACTCGCCGCCCTTGTATCCGGTAAGGGCGGCGCCCAGCACTCCCCTGCAAGCGCGGTGCAACTGCGCTGCCGTCCACACGGGGCCATCTACCGGATGCAAAGCAAGATCGGAGTAATAACCCCTGTAACTACCCAGCCCTTCGATACCACGCCCATCGGATGTAAGCAGTCTGCGATTTTTTGGCATCTTTTCTAGGCGATTGATGAGCTGCCCCAGCGTCAGATGATACTTGGATCGCGTTTCTTCCGCCATCTCGCTCATAACATTGAGCATTGCTTGAATGTCAGTCATTGGTTGTCTCCTAATGCTTGGCGCGCTGCCGTGATTTCTACTGGCTCACAATAGGGTTTGAAACCACCCTTATCATCAGCCCATTTTGCCCCGCAATCATCGCAAATAGTCCAAATAGTGCCGCCGCGATGGGTGTTTTCGTGGTGGCATTCATTGCGTTCTGCATAGCTGAGTAGGTTTTTCAGCGCATCCCGCAGAGGCGCCGTTGTTTCTTCTTGCAGAATGCAAGGCGCGATGTATTGGACCCCCATTTTCGCAATCATTTCAGGAGAATACCTTTCGTTGCCATGCTCCCACATGCTGCCGCGCCACCAAAAGCAGTATATCTCACCGCTTTCAAAGCGTAGTCCGTGCCACCAACTTTCCATCGGATTTTTTGGATAGCCTTGGTTTTGAGGATCAGGCCAGTCTCCGGGGTTTTTGGTCATTCCCTCTCTCCCTTCTGCATAGGCAAATTGACGCCCTTCTCTTGGGCCAATTTCATCAGTGCCGCGCGATATTCGGCTGGCGTCTTGCAGGGGGCGAGTGCCACCGCTACTGCCAATGGCCAGCCTCCGGGGTAGGACGCTGCCCTAATCCAAAAGCGAAATAGAACCCCGTCTAGTTCATCATCGTGATCAGTCATTCCTTTTCTCCTTTCTGCTGCAGTTTCAATCTTCGCTTGTTTCTAAAACCCTGTGTTTGGTTTTCACAACCTTTCTATATGGGCTGTTGTCCCAAGTGAGCCATGCTTCATGCTCAGAATTGAATGGCCCATCACACACATGAGAATAATCATCTTCTGAGACAACCCAATACTGATAGATGTAATGCTCGCTCATTCCTTGTCTCCTTTCGCGTTTCCTAGGTTCTTAACAACCTCAGTCTCTTTGTAGTTTACTTTTTCAATGACCTTTTTTTCTGCCTCCTCAGCAGTGCGATACCAATTTTCTGTATCTCCCATGAAAGTCCAAAACGGGAACCACCAGCGCCATATCTGGCCCCTATAATATGTCTTGTATCTCACTATCCTGTATTGGGGTTTCATTCCTTCTCTCCTTTCAGCGTGTAGATCGTGAAAGAACCCTTGGCGCCGGTCACTCCGAAGCACCGATGCTGTTGGGCTTCAAGCCCATGCTTGCGCCGGATCATAGAAAGCCAGTTGTTAGCCGTGCCTTTAGTCCAGCCGGTGACGTGGATGATACCTTGAAGGGTGGCGCCTGTTCGCAACAGTGCGAGGGCTGTTTCACGTTTGGTCATCATCTTCTCCTATGTCAATGGTTTTGGATTTGAGCAGGGCTTCCATAAACTCTGCTACATCATCATCATCAATGCCGGGGGATTTCCCGCCAGAGGTTAGATATTCCCGGAGGATTTGATAGGCTGCGAAGGCAGCGGCGGATGTCACGCGCACTTGTGCGGCTCCTTCTTGTGGATGGAAAGCAAAAGATCAGAAACCGCCCGGCAATCTTCTGGCGACAGGAGAACCGCCACCAATTCCCGCACGATTGGTTTATTTTTGGCCGATAGCCTGAACAGTTCAGCTAATCCCAGAATATCGTTTTGAGTCACGGGCTAGGCTCCTTTGTTAGCGCCATCAATGCCTCCAAAGCATCGGCGCGGGTTGGAAAAGGGAAGCCGTGAAAGGCTCCCAGGTTGACGATATAAAACCAGCCGTTGATTTCTTTAATCATGGCTTGCGTTGTTTTCCATGTCAGAATCAAAGACTGCATACTCTAACCCAAGGGCAGGCAGAGAAACCCGGACAACCTTAGCTTGAATGGTTGGCCTGCTATAAAGGCTAATATCTGGCTTGAGCCTCCCCATCGCCGCTTGTATTTCGTCGCGGTATTTTTCGCCCGCCGCGCGCCCTAGTTTATCTGCCATCCTTTCCAGGGTGTCGCGGAATAACCCTGTCGCCCGCATGAAACGCTGAAAAGCGGCCTCCTCGGCGTTCCGAATTGCATACAGGGCGCGGCTTGTGTTCATTTGCTCAACAGTGAGGGCTGTTTTCAGCGCCGCTATTTCCTCGCGGCGCTTGCGCTTTTGGTTGCGTCCGTATCGCTTGCTCATGTTTTAATCTCCTGTTCTGCCACAACAGCAAGGCTTGGTTAACGTGCCGCCCTGGCCTTCGCGCTTTCCTCATTCATAAAGCGCACTACTGCCGCATGGTGGGCTTCATCGCTGGCAAAGGATGAACGCCTTGGGGAATCCTGAATAGCCCGGTCTCTGGCTTCCATATCCCCGCCCCATCGGGCTACAAGCCGGGCAACGCTTTCGGCCTGCATCCGGTCCAATTCGGCAAGGCGGGCTGAGACTGCCTTGGCTTCCGGCGATTCAGTATCAACCGGATACGGGCCTGGATTGGTCGCGCCGAAGTAGCGCCACAAGCGCCAAGCCTTGCGCCATGTGTCACAACGGGCGATGTATTCCTGCCGCTCCGGTGACAGTCTGAGGAAGGCCGCGCGCTGCTTTGGGTTATCGCCTAGCGCCCAAGGTTTCTTGACCTTGCAGGCCGCGACAACCCGCGCGCACAAGTGCGGCTTTGCCAGAATGGCGGTGAGGAGTTCTTCGTCGGTCATTGTTCACCCCCTGCGATTTCTGCATGGTCGTCGTCTCGTAGGGCGCGCATTGCTGTGGAGTTAATATCCCGGAGTCGGCTACAGGAATCACGGCCAGCGTCACGCCAAGCTGCCGCGCCCCAGGCCGTGATAGTTTTGGAGAGTGCCGCCCGCAAGGCTGCGATGCGTTGCTTCTCGGTCATTAGACACGCTCCACATCATAAAAGGGGAAGCGCCCTGTAACGCGGTAGCGTTCCCCATTGTTCGGGGGGAAAACCTCACCCACCCATGCCTTAAAGGCTACAACCTCGCCCGGCTCGATCCGGTAAAAATATGCGCTGCTGTCATAGTCCACCCGGCAGAGCCTGCCCTTGGGGCGGTTTTCTTCCGTGAAGGCGTAGCCGAAACTCCCCGCGCGATGCGGTCCTGATTCTCGGCGGAATGCAAAATTGGTCATTGGTCAAGCTCCATGTGCTTTGCGATAAGGGCGCGGGCTTCGGGGAAAGCGTCTAGGCGTCCTCTCGTGTTGATACCTGTTCCAGGGGCCAGCCACAGGAAAGCCATTCCTTGAATCGTTGTGTGACATCCGCCCCGGCATCTGAGGCGGCATAGGCGGCTTGTGCGTCACGCGCTGCCTTTTCCGTGGGGAATAAACCGGGGAATGCCATACTATAGAACGTGGCAAGGTAGCCGCCCCGGTGTCTGTATATGTCGCGCCCGTATGGTTCGCGATAATTCACAAGGACGGAAGAGGGGTCGTGCCCGGCGCTTGGGTGTTGTTCTATTGGGATTAGTTGCATTGTTTTGTCCCCCTCACCCACAAACAGCAGCAAGCGCGCGGATTGTAGCATTTTCTTCGCGCTGGCGTTCTTCTTTGGCTCTCCAAATAGAGTTTGGATGGAAAAATGCCTCTGGCTTGCGTCCGTCTTTGGGTAGGTGTCCAAGCCTGCCATCCTTCACGCCCGCCATAAGCGCAGCGCGAACCTCGCGCGGCATCCGCGCCTTTACAAGCCTGACGCCCTCCATTCGCACAAGTGCGACGTTAGCATCTGCCGCCGAAGTGCCGCTATCAATCATTCCCCGCGCGTATTGTCGCGCCATTTGGCTGTCCATAATTTCAACCCTCCTGAGTTGTTTCGTGTTCAAGATCAACCTCGTTCGCTCGCGCCGTGTGTGTGCTGGTGCCGCCAAGGCCGGTTAGGGTGTATGTGATCGAGTAGCCTTTAGGCGTGGCGCGCTGCACGGTAGCCTTGACCGATCGGCAACGTGAGCCGCTGCCCTTGCCGTGCCGGTGCCACAAGACGGCATCGCCCGCCTTGAATAACCGCACCGGCTTAGGCATCGCGCCCGAGCCCTTTTCAATCAAGGTAAGGTCGCGCGGCTCGCGGGTATAAGTGCCGCCCGAATTGAAACGCACGGTCAGGGTCTTAGCGTTGACGCGAAAGACAACGCCAAGCCCAAATATGATATCCTTCACGGTGTCCCCCACCGCGAATTGAGCGCGGGCGGCGTCGTTTGCTTCCTGCCTTGCGCGGGCGGCATCCCCGGCAACACGGGCGGGCTGTAGATTATCGGCGCGGCGGCGTAACTGGTCCGCGTAATGCGCTTCTTTTCCGGCTTCCATGAAGCTATCCCAAGCCCGGTTGAGTAGTTTTCGGTGGCGGCGTTCCGAATGGTGCCCAACCTTGACCGGCTCCATAAGGCTTAGAAACTCCCTTTCGCCTTTGCTGATCTTGTTAGACGCCTTCTCGGCCCTGACGTCGGCAAGCGCGGCTCTGCCCCGCAACCTATCAGCGCGGCGGTCTTGGCGGTTTTGGCGATAAGCCCGCAACTCGTCCGGGGTCATGGGTTTAAACGGGTCATTGAAGAAAACCGTTTCTTGCACGTCCAATCCCGGCAGGGCTTCCGCTTCTGCGCGCCTCTCAAGCGCCAAAGCGTAACCCTTTTCCTCTGCCTGCCAAACGCCGCCAAGCGCCCGCAAAGCGCGGCGGTTGGGGTATGTGTCGCCTGTGATTAGTAGAGCCTTCATGTTAATTTCCTCCGTGGTCAATGCCAAACATTGCCTCTATGGCCCCGCCGCGTGGGATGTGGCGGTTAATTACTGCAACGGGGTGTTCACCGTCCGGTAATTCATCCGCCCGCGTAGCAGCGGCAACGCGCGCCCTAACACGTTCTTCCCCGAACCATTTGCCGTAGTGCTTTATATGGCGTTCTTGGATTTCTAGGGCTTCTGCTTTGGTCATGGTGAAGCCCCCAAAGGTTTTGACAAGTCTTGCTTGCACGGCTCAAACCTCCACAAACGCTTGCACATCGGGGGCAATCCAGGCGCCGCGATAACTTCCCGGCCAGCCAAGATCAGCGGCAAGGCGACGGGCGGCTTCCGCGTGTGGGTCATCGCCTAGCGCGTCCCGGCTGTATGTGCGCGATATTCCGCTTGTGGTGCTGGCTTTAATGCGCGCGGGCTTGCCAGGGGTTGCCCCCAACGCCTTTGTGACGATTGCTTGCTTGCGGGATTGCAAAAACTCCATTGGGTCTAGTCTCCTTTGGTTATCCGCACCTGTGCGGGGTGTTTGTTTCATATAATAGCCCTTGGGGCTGGTCAAGATGTTTTTTACATCTTTTGCAAGTTTTTTTGGGCTTGCATTTTGGGAAGTTTTGGGGCATTATTCGCCTTGTCAGACTCCGATTGTTGCTGACATGTAGTCTCCTTTTGTGCGTCGAGGGGCGGGGGTCTGGTCAACCTCCGCCCCGATTGCGTTTAAGTCGCACTTGTGCCTAGTCCAAGCCTCTCAGGATATCGGCAAGGGTGACGGGTTCTTCCCTTGGATATTCTGCCGGGCGGGTCCGGGCTACGGACCGCGCCAAGGCTTCGGCGGGATCGTCAAGCCTTACCAGGATGGGCGGCAGGCCGGGCATTTTGGCCGGGCGAGGGACGGGGCGGGGCTGTGGCATGGGTCTAGCCTTCTTCTAGGGTTATCATATAGCGGCGCGGGGCTGCCTTGCCGGGTTCGGTTTGGGGCTGGTAGCATTCCACCTGGGGGCGGGAAGCTTCTGAGATTTCGCCAGATGCGAGGGCGGATTCTAAGGCCGCTTCTGCCTTCTCATAGGTTCGGAATCCATAATGGTAGGGGCGGCGCATGGGTCTAGCCTTTCGATTCGGTCAAGATGCGCTTCACCTCAGCGCAAGCCTCGGCGTGTGTGGGTTCGCGTCCCAGCTTATCGGCTAGGGCTTGCCATATTGTTTTTTTGGGTTCTGGCTTGATCGGTGCGGGTTGTTTGAGTCGTTCTAGGGCGGGGTGCATGGTCTTTCCTTTCGCGCTTTCGCTTTCGGTCCTAGCCGGATGACTAGGACGGAAGGCGGGGACAAGCCCCGCGCGGGTTAGGGGGACGATACCGCGGAAGCGGGCTAGGCTGTTTGCCTCATTGTCGGCATATTGCCAATGGATCGGCGGGCCTCTGATACTGCCTGCCGCACCATATCGCGGAAATATCCGTTGCGGTTTTCGCCCTTCACAAAGTCAACGCAATGAGTATAGGCGCAACCGCCTAGATAGTCGGCGCCTAGCTCTACCCCGTCCAGCGTCACCCTAAGGCGGGCTTGGAACCAGTCCAGAGCGCCAGAGCGTATATCCTCGATAGTTTCTGGATCGTCGAAGCTGTCTGCCGGGTCCATATCCTCCGGGGTAACGTCGCAGGTGATACAGAAACGGGCGGTTTCAAAAGTCCAGAGGGTTTCCCACATGGTCAATGCTCCTATAAGGGGTGAAAGGACGTACCGCGAAAGCGGATTAGGCTTCCTCTTCTTCTTCCTCTTCCTCTTCCTCTTCCTGATTCCATTCGGCGTTAGCTTCTTCGATGATCTTGGAAGCCTGCTCTTCTGACATGGTGGAAACATCCCAAAAGCCTTGATCATTCCATTCTGCGACAATGGCGCCACCTTCAAGCGTTACCATAGCCAATCCTGCCGACTCATGGGGATGATAGGCCGCTTCGTCGGCCCAATCGGCAATGTGCGATCCGATTTCGCGGGCTTCGAAGTATTCAAGCAAGGCGTCAAAATGCGCTGTGGTTTTGGCTTCCTGGCATGCTTTCTCGATCTTGTCTTGTTGCTCGCGCCAATCGGATGCTTGCCGGGCTGCCCTGAAGGCTTTGGTGAAGGCGTTAAGCATGGGTCAATTTCTCCTCTTAAGGCGTGATTGCCTCACAAGATAGCCTCCGGAGAGGCTATCGCGTGAAGTAACCCTTAGGCATTAGGGCGTGGTGGAATAGCGGGGGATATGAACATGAAAATAGCCGTCCGCCTCGGCTTCGGGGAAACGAGCGCCAAGGTGGCTGGAGAGCGCCACAAGCGCCGAAAACTTATCGTGCTTCCCAATTCCAGCATATTCGCCAGTGTCAACCTTGCGGCTGTAATCAGTATAGCCATCGCGCGCCAATCTGAAAACTGAAATAGCCTGGTCTTGTGTCATGGTCTTTGTCTCCGGAGCTTGATTGCCTGAGATATGAATTAAACAAGGCTTTTCACATTGTCAAGCGATATTTTTATCTTTTTTTTGTTATTGTTTAAAGGCTATGTTTTGCAATAGGTTAGGCGGACGTGGTAGGGTAATCGGACGTTACCGCGCAAGCGGGATAGATGGCGCCATGGGTAAGCAAATAGGGAGTAAGAATAAGGTAGGGAACAAGCCTAAGGCAAGACTCCCTGTATATATGCCAAGCCTAGAACCTGGCGCCTCTAATGTGGTGTCTCTAACCCCTCAGACTATAAACGCCGAAAGGCCCAAGTTAACAATCAAACAAGAAGCCTTCGCTCAGGCTATGGCTTCCGGCCTCTATCCCACACAAGCCGCTGCCTATCGTGTAGCCTATGACGCCGAGAACATGTCCCAAGAGTCAGTATATCAAGAATCATCTAGGCTTATGTCTGACCCTCGGATAGCCTCTAGAATAGATGAGATAAGAGCATTAAAACTGGCAGGGGATAGGCTTGATTCCGCTAAAATCCGTGCTCACGTCATCGCCCGCCTTCACATTGAATCCCTCGACCCCGATTCCAGCCCGGCTGCCAGGATCAGGGCTTTAGAGCTACTAGGCAAGCTAGGCGGCGTTGGAGCCTTCGAGCGGCAAGCGGAAGACAATAGCCTTCCACAAGACGCCGACACTGTCACCAAGGCTCTGAGGGAGAGGCTAGAAGCCCTAGCCAAGGCCTCAGCATAGCATCACGGCGCTTGTTCCCTATACGTTCTCCATAGATGTTCTTGGTTTGTTCTGGGCAATCTGTTCGCGGTTTGTTCTGCTAGATAGAATCCAATAGGTCAGGGCTAGTAGGGGTTTGAAGCGGGCAGCCCGGACCCCCACCGGGCGGGGGAGGGGGTGATTAGACAAACGCATGCGTGTGGGTATGCATAGTATTCCACACCAATCTTCTCACAAATTTTCATTTTCCAATCTTTTCAACCACTTACCTAAACACATTGCCTTGGTGCTTTCACCGTTCACCCCACACAAACTATGTCATATATGTTATAGTTTCTATAGTTTGCGCAACTTTATTACTTTCGTTCGTCGGCGAGATTATAATTTGTTGCGTGGACCCCCACCCCCTTTGTAATTTTATTACTTTGGTTCATATTTCTATATATAGGAACCACCCCCTTACAATTTATGGCCCCCTTTGATAGCGGGTATTTGCTATCAGGGGTTGTTATGACGCCTAGCCGGTTTTTAGATGTATTGGCTGCTATGTTGTTTATTGTGTTGGTCTTTGTGGCTGGCGCGTTTATAGGGTCGTGGCTGATTGTTATGTTAATAGCGATATTGTTTTAGGGGTTGAAATGTTGCTGGTTCTTCTGTAAGTTGTGTTTGTGTCTATCCTCCGTAGGCATGTGTCTCCTTTTGAAACTTGCCCGGTGGCTTTAGGGCTGCCGGGTATTTTTATAGGTGCTTTATGGATGCTTCCGCTATCGCCCAAGTCCTTCCCAAGCTGTCCTCAATGCCTATTGTGGAGCAGGTTGAATTACTAAAACTACTTGAAAATTTAGAAGATGCTAAAGAAAAGGAAAAAGCTAGGTATGACTTTCTGACTTTTGTGAAGCGTATGTGGCCTGGGTTTATTGAGGGGCCTCATCATAAGATAATGGCTGATACCTTCAATCGCGTTATCCGTGGGGAATGTAAGAGGGTCATTATCAACATGCCCCCTCGCCACAGTAAATCGGAATTTGCTTCATATTTATTGCCAGCTTGGTTTATGGGTAATTTCCCTGAGAAGAAGATTATTCAGGCCACCCATACTGCTGAGTTGGCTGTTGGTTTCGGGCGCAAGGTTAGGAATTTAATTAAGGACGATACTTTTAGTAGTGTTTTCCCTGGGGTTGGGCTGCGTTCTGATTCGACTGCTGCTGGCCGGTGGAACACCACTGATGATGGGGTATATTTTGCTGTAGGTGTTGGTGGCGCGATTGCTGGTAAGGGCGCCGATCTATTCATCATTGATGATCCGCATAGCGAGCAGGAAGCTATTCAGGCTGCTCATGACCCGAATGTGTTTGAGAAGGTGTATGAGTGGTATTCTTCTGGACCTAGGCAGCGGCTACAGCCTAATGCGGCTATTGTAGTGGTAATGACCCGCTGGGGTGTTGGTGATCTTACAGGGCGCCTCGTACAAGCCTCTATTGACCGTGGGGATGGGGACCAGTGGGAGGTGATTGAGTTACCTGCTATTCTCCCATCCGGTGAACCTATGTGGCCTGCGTTCTGGTCAAAGCCCGCCCTAGAGGCTTTGAAGGCTGAATTGCCCGCTTCCAAGTGGAACGCTCAGTACCAACAGCAACCCACCTCCGAGGAAGGTGCTATCATCAAAAGAGAATGGTGGCGCCGCTGGGATAAGAAGCGGCTGCCTAATTGTGAGTATGTTATCATCGCAGCGGATACTGCCTTCACCAAGAACAACCGGAGTGATTATTCGGCCTTTACAGTGTGGGGGGTGTTTGAGAATGAGAGTGAAGGTAAGTCTAACATTATTATGCTGGACGCCTGGAAGGATCGCCTAGAGTTCCCTAATCTAAAGGCTAAGGCCATTGAGATATACAAGGAATGGGAGCCTGATACCTTCCTGATTGAAGCTAAAGCGTCCGGGTTGCCTTTGATTCATGAATTGAGACAGGCCGGGGTGATGGTTTCTGAGTTCACCCCCACCCGAGCGTCTGGCGATAAGGTGATGCGCGCCAATTCTATCTCTGACATATTTGCATCAGGGGTTGTTTGGGCGCCAACTGGTAATTGGGCTAATGAAGTGATTGAGGAGTGCGCGGCCTTTCCTGTGGGGGCGCATGACGACTATGTGGATACTGTCATTATGGCCCTTATGAGGTACAGGCAAGGTGGTTTATTGAGGCTTCCAAGCGATGATGAGGACGATTATAGCCCGCCCGCTAGGGCTGAATACTATTAAATGGCTTGACAGGGGTGTTTTACTTGGACCATACCCCGAATATGGAGAGTTTTAATGAGTGTTGATAAGCCTCTGGAACCCTTAATGGACGAAGGCGCCGCTGAAGTCACTATTGATGTTGTGAATCCGGACGCTGTAACCATTGAGACAGAGGATGGTGGCGCCATTGTTATTCTTGGTCCCCGTTTGTCAGATGAAGTAGAGCCTGATTTTGGTGCCAATTTAGCCGAACACATTGATGATAGTGTGCTTAGTGCCATTTCTCAGGAACTTGTCACCCATTTTGAGAATGATTTGAGGTCTAGGGCTGATTGGGAAAAGACATATAAGAGTGGTTTGGACCTATTAGGTCTAAAAATTGAAGATCGTTCTACCCCTTGGGCTGGGGCTTGTGGGGTGTTTCACCCTATTCTGTCTGAAGCGGCGGTTAGGTTCCAATCTCAGTCAATTATGGAGACTTTCCCTGCCGGTGGCCCCGTCCGAACCAAGATTGCTGGTAAGGTTACACCTGAGAAAGAGAAGCAGGCTATCAGAGTTAAGGAAGATTTGAACTACTTTCTGACTGACCGCATGAGCGAGTATCGTTCTGAACATGAGAGGATGCTGTTTAATCTTCCTCTGGCCGGTGCCGCGTTTAAGAAGGTGTATTATGACCCTTCTTTGGGGCGCCCGGTGGCTATGTTCGTGCCTGCTGAGGATTTGGTGGCGCCATACGGGGCTTCTGATTTGATTTCCTGCCCCCGTTATACCCACATTATGTATAAATATCCTAATGAATTGAAGAAGTTGCAAGTTTCGGGGTTCTATAGGGACATTGATTTGCCCGAGCCTGTGACGCAGATTAGCCAAATTCAGAATAGTAAAAATGAATTGACGGGCGAGACTGAGGCTAATTCCGATGATCGCCACCAACTCCTTGAAATGCACGTCGAATTGGACATTGAGGGGTTTGAGGATTTAGATAAGGATGGCGAACCTACTGGTATTGCCCTACCTTACGTTGTGACTATTGATCGCCAGAGTGGCTTGGTGCTGTCTATTTATCGAAACTGGCGCCAGGATGATTCTCTAAAACTAAAGCGGATGCACTTTGTTCAATATGGGTATGTTCCTGGGTTTGGGTTCTATGCCTTTGGTTTGATTCATTTGATTGGTGGTATTGCCAAGTCTGCCACTTCTATCCTGCGGCAGCTTGTGGATGCCGGGACGCTGGCTAATCTCCCGGCTGGTTTGAAGGCTCGTGGTTTGCGGATTAAGGGCGATAGTACTCCGTTGATGCCGGGTGAGTTTAGGGACGTTGATGTTCCTTCTGGCGCCATTAAGGACGCTATTACCTTCCTTCCGTACAAGGAGCCCTCTCAGGTGCTTGCTGCCCTGCTTGGGACGATGGTGGAGGAAGGTCGCCGGTTTGCTTCTATTGCTGATTTGCAGATTGGGGATGCTAACCAGCAGGCCCCGGTGGGCACCACGCTCGCTCTCATGGAACGGGCGATGAAGGTTATGTCTGCCGTCCAGGCGAGGCTACATGCTTCCTTGGCGCAGGAATTGGATATTCTGGTTGAGATTATCAAGACCAACGCTCCCGATGAATACGAGTATGAGACTGATCCGGGCGCTACCCGTGGTAAAGATTATGATGATCGGGTAGATGTAATTCCAGTTACCGACCCTAACGCGGCCTCTTTGTCGCAGCGGGTGGTTCAATATCAGGCGGCCCTACAGTTGGCGGCGCAAGCCCCGAATATGTATGACTTGCCTGAACTGCATCGGCAGATGCTCGCTGTGCTTGGTATCAATGATATTGATAAGATTATCCCTTCGACCAAAGACAAACGGCCTGCCGACCCCATTTCTGAAAATATGGACATTCTAAACGGCAAACCCGTCAAGGCGTTCATCTATCAGGATCACGAAGCCCATATCCAGGCCCACATGTCTGCCATGCAAAACCCTCGCATTATGGCGCTGGTTGGTCAGAACCCAATGGCCGGGGGTATCCAGGCCGCCATGATGGCTCATATTAACGAGCATATTGCCTTCCAGTATCGTCGGGAAATTGAAGAGCAGCTTGGTGTTCAACTGCCGGAACCAAATGCTGAATTGCCGGAAGATGTGGAAGTGATGCTATCTAAGCTGGTTGCCGAGGCCTCTAATCGCCTTCTGGCTAAGGATCAGGCTGAGGCGCAACAGCAGCAGATTCAGCAGCAAATGCAAGACCCGGTGGTTCAAGCGCAGATACAGGACGCCCAAAATAAGACGGCTGAAGTCCAGCGCAAGATCACCAAGGACCAAACAGATGCGGTGCTGAAAGCAAATCAGCAAGAGATTGAAAGGGAGCGTATTGCTTCCCAGGAACGTATTGCCGGGGTTAATGCTGGTATTAAAGCGGCGAGTGACCGCGACA